ATTCGCAAAACATTTACAGGTATTACTGGAGCCGCCACTATTGCAACAACAGCCGTTACTAGTTTTGTTGGTGCAATACAAGGGTATTTGGGACTTGCTTCCGCTATTGTGGGTATCGGTGTTTTAATTGATTCATGGTTTACTAAAAATGGTGAACAGGCAAAAAATTTTAGCGACGCTATCGATACTTCCACAGAAGCAATCAAAACATATGGACGCACTTTAGATTATTTAGCAAAGCAAGACACTAGTCAAATATTTAATTCTAGAAATCTTACAGCGCAAGCAAATGCTGTCCAAGGTTTAGTTGATGGACTTACTAATCTTCGCGAAAAGTTTCAAGAACTAGATAAAGCTACTACAGGCTGGGATCGATTTACCGATAGTTTAGCCGCTATGGTAGGTAAAGACCAGTTAAGTAAATTTGCCGAAAGCAGCGTAAAAAATATTGTTCAAACTATTGCATCTATTGATAGCGATGTTGCCAGAGAAACTGCATTAAAAACAGTAACTGCAGAATTAGGTGCTGCTGGAGATAACCAAATCGCATGGTTAGAAGCTATTCAAAAGGGTGGGCCTCAAGCAGCCAAAAAAGTTGAATTAGTAGAAAAGACATTAAAGAAAGTAGCAGATCAGCAAAGCGTAGTTGCTAGTCGTAGTACAGAATTTGACGAAAATATTAAAAAATTAGGCGATACCTACAAAGACTTTACTAAGTCTGCTATTGACCAATCACCTCTTACAAAGTTAGGTGATGATATGGCTGCTAGTTCTGTTAAGATGGTAGGGGCATTAGCAGATCCAGTAGCAGGTATTAATAGCATGAAAAAGCTACTGGAAGATACCTCTGTAATTGGCATTTTTAATCCAGCATTAGTACAACAACTAAATAGATTAAAGCCTGAAATAGACGACATGAATAAAAAGCATGGCGAAACAGCTATTCAGTTAAAGAAAGCTCGTCAAGAAGTTTTAGGTTTAGAATTAGAGTATCAAAAACTAAATAAAGCATATGGCGGTGTAGATCGAGACATGGTTATTGCCCAAGGCGGCGATACTTCAGGACTAGACGCTCTGGAAGAGGCTGCGGATAGGATGAACACAAAGCAAGCAGAAATACTTGCTTTGACTAAAAAAGATACTGAAGAACGTGCAAAAATTGCCGAATTAATGAGTAGCACTAAGTTTAAAGACTTAGCCGTTGACGCATTTATTCAAGGCAGTGCCTTGGTATCACGAGCACTAAACGATGCTTTTGAAAAAGCACGTATTGAACTCGGCCGAGGCATCCTTAGCATGATGGGAAGTATTCCTGGCATAGCTAAGCTAGAATCTGATTTAAATCAGCGTGACTTTGCTCAGCAAAAAGCAATGTTGAAGCTGCAAGAGGATATGCTTCGCGCACAACATATGCAGACAGCGGCTACCATGGCTAACACAGCAGCTTTGAATCTTAGTAATGCTAGATTAGCTGCAGGTAACATGGACGCAAGGGACCGCAGACTTTCTGCAGGAACAGATGCTGTAGGTAATGCACAAGCAGAAGTAGATTTAACTAATAAGTATCAACAGTACATAAGTGGTAATAAAACTGGAAAAGACTCAGAAAACTTCTTACAAGAGCTAAATAATGCAATGGCAACGTTTGGTAAAGACTCACCAGCGGTTGCTGCAAATATCAATAGTATGAGAACTGCTGTTAAAGCCTTTATGGATACCGCAGCACAGCGTGCCAAGATTACAACAGGTGAACAGTTAGATAAGTTAAAAACTGAAGCTAAGGTTCGGGATGATATTAATACACTAAGTGCAGATGCTTTAAAGTTACAGGCTTCTGGTATTGATTCTCAGATAAAAGAACTTGACCAATTACAGCAACAAAATGGTAAATTAACCGATGCGCAAGCACTACAAAGAAGTTACTTAGAAAGCCAACAAGCCCAAATTGAATACGATCTTCAAATTAATGCTATTACTGCAGAGCGTGCAAAATTTGAGTTGTACATTGATGGTTTGAAAAAGGCAGGCATTACAAAAGGTTTAGAAGAGCTACAAACTAACTATGCCTTGTTGGAAAATAGTAAAATTCTTGGAGCATTTAAAGCCAAGACAGAAAAGGATACTGCCAGTGATTTAAAACGACGTCAAGAATTAAACAAAAATATGTTTGATGCAGAACAACGGTCTTTAGATAATCGTAAGTCTGCCCAAGAAACATTAAACATACTTAATACTGACAGGTTACAAGTCGCAGAGTTAGAGTTCCAGTTGGCTGAAAAGCGTGGCGGGTTAAACCCAGACTATATAGCTTCTCAGAAACTGGCCCTAGAACTTAGCAAACAACAGCAAGAGGAAACAAGTAAGTTAGCTAGTTTAGAGACCAACTATTTAACAGGTATCAACAAGCTTCGCAAAGAATACTTAGATACTGCTCCTGGAGAAAAAGGTGCTGCTCGTCGAGCTGAAATTGCAGAAGAAATGGCAAATCTTGGAGCACGATACGAAGCTGAGTACCAGGGAGTAACCAGAGTGGCAGAAGCAAAACGTAAATTGTCACTAGAAGACTCACAATACTCTCAACGAGCATTAGCTTATGGCGATGTTTTCGAGAAAGCTTTCCAGAGCATGGGCGACGTAATGGTTAACTTTGCTAAAACTGGTAAACTTGCTTTCAATGATCTCATTGCTACTATGCTTGAAGGATTGTTAAGATATGAGGTACAATTGCAAGCCACTTCAATGTATGCAGCATTTAGACCAGGACTAATGACTTTTCTTACCTCAGCGTTTGGTGGCGGAGGGGCCGGTGGATCCGGGGGCTCTAATCCTATGTATGCACTAGACTTTGGTGGGGTTAAATTAGGCGGTCCTAATGCAACTGGTAATGTATATGATGGTGGTTTAGTGAAGTTTGCCAAAGGTGGTGCATTTACTAATTCTGTTGTAGATACTCCTACTATGTTTAAGTTTGCAAAAGGCACTGGATTAATGGGCGAAGCAGGGCCAGAAGCTATTATGCCCCTAAAGCGTGATAGTAACGGAAACTTAGGGGTACGCTCTGGAGGTGGAGGCAATGTTGACATAGTTGTTAACAATTACGGAACCGAAAAAGCCACTACTAAAGAAACAGTTGACTCGCGTGGTAACCGTCGTATTGAGGTTACTGTTGGTGATATGGTTGCACAAGAGGTAACTCGTACTGGCAGCTCAGCACAGACAGCATTTACTAGTACATACGGTACACGACCCGCACTAGCAAGGAGATAAATATGCCGATATCATGGCCAACTATCCATAACTTTCCGCAAAGCCCCCAAAAGGGGTTTTCGGAAAGTATTGGTGTAAATATTATACGCTCGCCAATGGATGCAGGCCCAGCTAAACAGCGTAGACGTTCGCAACGCCCTAGTATGATGGATGTTAATTTTATATTAACAACACAACAAACTCAGGATTTAGAATCATTTGTATTCAATGATTTAGAAGGTACTAAGCGATTTAACTTTCAACATCCGCGACTAAACACAACCGTAGAAGTACGTATAGTACCTCAGTCAGAGGGCGAGTTATTTCGCTTACAATACTTAGCTCCTGGATACTGGCAAGCTAATTTAAAATTTGAAATATTACCATGAGCAGATTAACTCGACTAAGCCCAGAAGCAATTCGTGCAATGTTTTCGTCCGAAAGCGACCAAACATTGATTATGTTATTAACCATTTATGATCCTGCTGACGAATCACAGGTGGTGTTTCGTTTTGCTGACAACTACACACAACGTATATCTTCGCTGACTACAGAAGACGAAGTCGTATATGGTGTATCTAGTCGAGGCCATGATTATGCTTTCTTGCCAATGGAATTGAGTCTACCCTCAGAACAGGATACTGGAGTAGGCTCCTGTACCTTAAAACTTCAATATGTTATTCGCGAAGCTATTGAAGTAATACGTACAGAACTTAATAAACCAACTAAAGTTCAAATTGAATTAGTTCTTAGCGGTTCTCCTAATGTGGTAGAAGCAGTATTTCCAGGGTTTTATATTACTTCGGCCGTATATAACGCAGATTCAATTAGTTTTGATTTAACCATGATTAATTATGCTCGGGAACCTTTTCCGTGTTATAATTTTATTCCAAGCTATTTTCCGGGGTTATTCTAATGGATTACAATAAATATATAGGATTGCCTTATGCTAGTAATGGTCGTACAGAGTCTGGCGTAGATTGCTGGGGTTTAGCTTGTTTGTTTTACCGCGACGAGCTGGGCATTGAACTACCAAGCTATTCAGAACTATATTCTACAGCATCAGACCCAGAAGTTGTTAATGCAATTAATGCTAACCGCGATAACTGGCTACTGGTTACTGAAGCAGTACCTGGTGATTTATGCCTTTTTAATATTTACGGTGAACCCGCTCACGTAGGTATTTATGTCGGTGACAATAAATTTTTACACGCACGCGAAGGCCGCGATAGTGTTATTGAATCACTATCAAATCACCAATGGTCGAAACGATTCCAAGGGTTCTATACTTATAGCCGTCAATCACAAGTATTGGTTGCAGGATCTCCACACCCATTAAAAACTCAAGTTGTTTATGATTGGACTTTAGCGGGAACTACTGTTCAAGATTTTGCCAACTATGTAAATACCAAGTACTTAGTTAGTGAGGCCTATGCTTCCCAGCTAGCTGTGTTAGTTGATGGCCAGGTAATTCCACGCGAACAGTGGGCAACTACTGTTTTGCAAGGTGGCCAAACTATTGCTTACAGATCTGTTGCTCAAGGTCGTGCAGGCAGAATACTGCTAATGATTGCAGTTGTATATATTGCTCTGCAAACTGGTCAGTGGATGGTCGGTAACGAATCTATATTCGGTGCAGGTGCTACAGGATCGGCTGCGGCAGGAAATATTGCTGCCAATTCTTTTACATACGCAGCAACTATTACAGCCGTTAATATGGCAGGTATGGCATTAATTAATGCTATTGCTCCTGTGCGTATGCCTACACAAAATAATCCTGGCAGTGCTGCAAGTCTTAATCTGTTCTCAGGTTCTAGCAATCAGGCAAACCGCTTTGGCGCAATCCCTGTTGTCCTTGGTAAAATGCGTGTAACTGGTGTATTGGGTGCTACCCCATACATTGATACTTTAACAGACACTAGTTTAATTAACATGTTGTTAATTTGGGGTTTTGGCCCATTACAGGTAACAGATATTTGTGTAGGCACAAGTCCAATTAAAAATTTCTATGGTCTTGAAGAGTTTGGCCAAGACTTCCCTGCTCCAGTCACTTTAGGTGGATACGCTACTGATGATGCCACGGCGTTTAATAAACTGTACCCACGAGATGTTGAACAGCAACAAGTAAATGTACTATTAGTGAATAATGCCGAAGACGGCAACCCTTGGCAAAATGTGGTTTTAAATCAAGACAATACTACGGCTATTGATATCGCACTAACCTTTCCCGAAGGCATGCGACAACTGGTAATTAGTGGTAACGATGCTGGTAAAGTACGCGAAGCAACAGCAGCCGTTGAATTTCAACTACGCAAGTTTGACTCTACCACAAATGCATTTAGTGCGTGGACTACACGTGCCAGTTATACACATGGTTCAACTGGCACTTCTGCTACAGGTTATACAAATACTATTGGCCCAAATATTGGGTATACTACCCTTATTCCCGGCAGTGGTGATAACGGAGACACTAACGCTTTTACACCACTTTATCAGTGGTTTACCTACGCACTTAGTGAAACTGGTGAGATTAGACGCTTCGATGGGGCGGCTACCCAAAATAAAAATGCTGATCCTTCTGCAGAATTACTAGCAATATATAGAAGTGGCAATTATGCTAATCTATTAGGTAATGACGTAGATCCTCTTACATATAGTAGAATACCTCAAATACCTCAAAATGGATATGTAAAGCTTTATACTATCTGTGTTTTTCAAAATGCAGTTGAAGAAACTATTAATCACGTAGAAGGCTATGTAGGTTATACTGGGCTTGGATTAACTACTACGATCGCTACTACTTATAATGGATATACCGATAGTACCGAAAATATAGGGATAAAGGTAGAAATTGCTCCTGGAATAGTTTCGCGCTTTAGTTCTACACAACCAGCAGTTGGACAAGAAACGCCTGTATTTAGTACTAGAAGTATGTCTGGTATAGTAAGTAGGACTAACTACAAGTTTTGGGCAGACTTTACTAATACGCACGCAGTCTGGGATGCAGCCCAGCCTAGTGCTATGGAGTTTGATAAAACTCAACAAGTTAATTTCCCTTATACTGGGTATTATAAAGTAGAAGCCAGTGCGGATGATGAAGGCAGCGTGCTAATTAATAACAGGCAAGTTGTCGGTATACCTCTTCCAGGGTATTCAAGCACAGTTGTTAATCTAATATATTTAGAAGCAGGAACTTATCCAGTTAGAGTAAAAGGTAAAAATACTAAATATGGTGATGCTGGTGTTGCGTGTTATATAACATACACTGAAAATGGCGGGCTAAATAACTTAGCTACTCCTGAAACTATTATAAGTTTTGGCAGTCCTGGGTTATATCATAAGCGCAAAGATGCTTTTAACTTTGTTTATAAAATGAAAAATTTAGCTCCTGGTCAGTACGAAGTTCGAGTACGTCGTGTAAACGATGACGTGGTTGAGCCTTCAGAAGAGTTACGGAACTATAACAAAGTCTCTATATTGAGTGTTACAGGTTATGCTAACCCAATAGACCCTGCAACCGGACTACCGCAAGGCCCCTTAAACCCAATACCAAACTCATATTTAGCACGCACAGCACTAAGATTGCAAAGTACTAGTAAGGCCAATGGTAACGTTGATGGGGTTAACGCTATAGTGCAGACAATTGCCCCAGATTGGAATCGTACAACACAGACTTGGGTAACCCGCCCAACAAGTAATCCAGCAAGTTTGTTTGGCTATGTATTAACACACCCAGCCAATGCCTATCGTATTAAACCAGCAGATATTCTTGAGCAGATTGATGTAGCGGCGTTACAGATCTGGCATGAGTACTGTGATGACAATGGCTTTGAATTTAATAGTGTTATATCACAAACCCAAAGTGTAATGGATGTGCTACGAGATATCTGTGCTGCCGGTAAGGCAAGCCCTACTTACGTAGACGCTAAGTGGTCTGTTATTATTGACAAGCCGCGCGCTTATGTAACTCAGCACTTTACGCCACATAATTCCTGGGGATTCGAATCTACAAAGGTACTTCCTAGACTACCAGACGCATTTCGTGTTACTTTTGCAAATGCCGAAAAAGCTTATCAAGCAGATGAGATACTAGTATTTAATTTTGGTAAGAACAAAAACACGGCAGAAGTTTTTGAAGAATTAAGTTTGCCAGGTGTAACAAGTGCACGTCAAGCAAAACACCTTGCTCGATGGCATTTAGCACAAACCAAGCTACGTCCAGAAATTTATACACTTAATGCCGATTTTGAGTACTTAGTTTGTAGTCGCGGCGATTTAGTTCGCGTAAGTCACGATGTTCCTTTATGGGGTACAGGAAGTGGTCGCATTGCAGCAAAAAGTGGCTCTACACTTGAACTAAGCGAACAAGTATACTTGGAAGCTGGAAAAACTTATCAAATACGGGTTCGTTTAAATTCCATTTCTACTACAGCGGGTAGCGATAGCGCGTTACTAACACTACAACCTATTACCACCAGTAATTGGTATAGTACAATTACGCTAAATGCTGCCGTTCCTGCAAATGTTGAAGCGGATAACTTGTATATGATTGGCGAAATCGCAAAAGAATCCCAGCAATTAATAGTGCTTAGTATCGAGCCTGCTCCTAACATGAGTGCGCGCCTAACACTTGCTGACTATAGTCCTGAAATTTATTCACTAAACATGAATTCCGACACGGATTTACCGGCTTTCAATGCAAATATCTCTGGCTCTAGTACAAGTACTATACAAAATACTATTACTCAAGCACCAGTGATTGTTGATGCTATCAGTAGTAGTGCTATTGCTGAAGAAATATCTCGTGGTACGTATCAAAACGTGTTAATGGTAAGTTTTGCGAATGTACAAGGATTAACTTCTCAAGCACAACGGATACAAGTTCAAGTTGTATTAGGCGATCAAGAATTTGATTCAGGTAACTTATTTGGTGTTTATAGCATAGATAAGTCTACTGGAAGTCTAAGTATTCCGGGCTTGAAAACCCTTACAATTTACAAAATTCGCGCACGCTATACTAACTCAACTGGTAGCGTAAGCGGACCCTGGTCTGATACATTCTACACAACTAGTGAAGGCAAAACAATTAGCGGATCAATTGCACCAAACTTAACACTAGACTTAGATCGTACCTTTATTGTTGCAAAACCAGATGCTGCCTTGCAGACTGCTGATTTTTCAACTTATGAATATAGGTTGTATAAAAATACAGGTACTTCAGATTTTTGGGACTTAGATTTGACAACAAATAACATTAAAGTAGTAAAAAGTACTGGAGAGGCTAGGTTTGATCTTCGCGAGCAACCAAGACCCAGACTTTCAGCAGCGGGAGTTACTTATAGAGTGGCTTGTAGAGCATTAGATAAACAAGGTAATTATAGTACTGAAAGTACTCTAGGAACAATAGTTGTTAGAACTATTACTTAAAGGATAAGCATGGCGGCACATTTATACCCAGGCGTAAAATCATTACAGCTAGTATTGGATAGACCGTACGACGCTATTAGAACCACAGATGTTAGGGATGACCTAGCATCTGTGAAAGTGTGGTATTCACTAACCAGTGGTTTTAATCCTAATAATGGGGAAGGCACACTTGTGCCTTCTGGTAACAGTTTAAATGTAACTATTACAGGATTAACACCTAATACACGCTACTATGTAAAATATGCATTTATTAGTGCAATTGATGAAGATGAAATCGACCCACCTGGCCCAACAGGTCCTGGGTCTTATACTGTTTCAGAAGAGATTTCAGCAGTAGTATTAGAAGAAAATGTTAGTGTTTACGGATATTTAACAAACGACCCTACACCAGTAGTTACTAAAACTGACGGTACAGGCGGAGATTTTACTAATGCTACAGGTGTTTTTAAAGTCTTTAACTTAAGCACTGAAGTTACCGGGGCAGGGCCGGTCTATGGAATCAAAGCCTTTAGTAACGATAACATTACTAATCCAGTTATTAATGCTACAACGGGTGTTTACAGTTGTGAAGGACTAACAGATGATGGCGGCAATGTTACTTTTACAGCGACTTACAACAATATTACGGTAGAGCAAGTATGGAACGTTTACCGAGCTAAGGCGGGCGAAACCGCGCCGCTTATTCAGCTTAGTACACCTAATAAAGAATTTCATTATAAAGACCAGTACGCTACTACATCACTAACAACATCAACAACTGTTACTGCACGGTTAGTAAATCTAGTAGGTACGCCTACCTTTACAGCCCAAGCTTACACCGAGACAAATACTCTTTTAGGTAATATTGCGTTTACACAAGTAGATAATGTAATAACTATTACTGCCGCACAATTCAATCCTGTAGCCTATAATAATACTGTGCGAACAGTAAAAGTAACAGCTACATTGGGAAATGCAACTGACGTGATCACTCTTTATAGGATTAGTGATGGCTCAGAGCAAATTACTGTTGAACTTACAAATGAAGCAGTACCTATTCCTACTTACGCTGACGGTACACCTACTGAAAGTAGTTATGTAGGTAGTGGCACCACTATTCAAGTAAAAGAAGGTAACACTTATTTAAATGTAGATAATATTGCTCCATATGCAAACGGCACTTGGACCATTTTACCTGGCGGAATTAATGCTGTAAATATTGTTTGCGATACAACTCCCTCAGTTGGTGGAAATTTTATTGATTTCAATCAGCATTCGGCCATGGATGTTGCTTTAGATACTGCTTATATTGATTATACTATTACTGGTAAAACAACTAGCGGAGTAGCTTTTACTATTGTAAAACGCCAAAGTTTTGCAAAAACAAAAGAAGGTATACAGGGAGCAACTGCCCGCTCCGTAGCAATTACAGCACCTGGTCAAGCTTTTATTACAGCAAAAAACACTACTACTGCTTATCCTGGCAGTATTACGTTAACTGCTGTACAAAGCAATTTTGTGAATCCACAATATACCTGGTTAGTTGACGGATCCTCTAACTTCACTGGTATTGGCTCAGTAGGTGCAGGTGGTCAAACATTTACGCTCAATAGTTTTGCAGCCGTTGGTTCGAAAACTGTTAAAGTAACTGTAAGCGAAACCGTTGATGGTGAAACTTTTTCAGTATACGATATATTTACCGTATATAGCTTACGAGAAGGCGACGATTCGTTTATTGCTGGCCTTTCAAATGAAAATCAAACTATTAGTTATGACAGTGCTGGTGATGCTAATACTGGACAGTTTCCTGTGCATAGTACTTTCTATGCAGTACTGGGAACTAATTTTTTAACTAGTTCTACTACTCCTGCAGTTACTTTTGCAGTAGATAGTTACAATGGTGGCGGAACTTGTACTATAACTGGTGCAGGTTATGTTACTATTGAAGCCCCGCTATCAGTTGATTCAGCTACAGCAGTACTAAGTGCTACTATCTATGCTGGTACTGCAAATGCAAAAACTATTACCAAGAGTTTAACACTCAACAAGTCCAAGGATGGTAAAGTTGGTGAAGGTATTACACAAGTATACCTACGTACAACAGGCACACCAGTAGCACCAACAGGGCCAGCGCTTCCACCTTCCAGTCCTGTACAATGGTATGCTACAATTGCCGAAATACCCGGTACAGATCCACTATGGACAAGCTTTGGTAAGCGCGCAGCGGGTAGCAACACTTATACTTGGCAAACTCCAGTACGTGTTGAAGGTACAAAAGGCGAGAGCTCCCCTCCATTAAAGAACGCAACTGGTTATTTATATTACGCTACCGCAACCACAACGCAACCTGACCCACCCTCAGCTTTAGGATATAATTTTCCTACAGGTCAATTTGATACTGTTACTGCTGGTTGGTATACTACATTTAATATTGTAGATAATCCAAGTGGTAAAATGTGGGCGGTTCGTTATAGTGTCCAAGAAGTTACCAGCGGTGTTAAGACTACACAAGTCATAGATATTAGTACTGCATTTACACATCAAAACTTTAATGGCTTAGTAACTTTTACCAATATTGATACTCAGGTAGCAGCTACTAGTACCGTTAGTAATCTAAATAATACTATCAGTACAAAAGTTACCAGTACACAAGCTACTGCACTTGCTAACTCAGCAATCGATAGCTCTACTACAGTTGCAGCAAAAGTTGCTAAAACTGACATTTACTCCACAGGTACTACAACTATTGATGGTGGTAAAATTACCACAGGTAGTATTAATGCTAACCGATTAAACATTGGATATAATACCGGCAATGCTAGTGGCAATCGAATAGTTATGGACGGAGCCAATAATAATATTCGTGTATACAATGCCAATCAGTTACGCGTTATTATTGGCAACCTAGATGAACCTGTAGGTGGCTGGCCAAACCAACTTTCAGCCTAGTCTTAAGGAGTATTTATGCCTTATGGAATGAAAATTTATGGCCCTGATGGGTACTCTGTTGCATATGACTCCACCAGTCCTGGTGGAGTCTTTGTACAATTTGTTACCTTGTCACCAACTGCACCTACAAATACCCCTACTGTAATTAGCCTACCGGCTACTTATGCTAAGATGACCATAGAACTATACCCACTTATTAGTGGCGACCACACATATTACTTAACTCAAGGTAATCCCTACACAGGAGCGGCACCCTATATTACATACCAAAGTACGTATGCTAGTATAGCGGAAACTTTTGCAACTCGTAATCCAACAATTTTAATGGCGTTTGCTAAATGAGCTACGGATTTATATTTAAAAACGAAAATAACGAAACAGTTATTGACGATACCAGCGTTAAGCCGTGGTTTTTAAAACAGGCATCCGCAGTTTCAGCCACTCCAGTAACCGATACTTATAACAGGATTAATGAGTACTACTATAATCCTGATACTGGTGATGGCGGACTGCTTTGGAACTCTGCCATATCCCCAGGCATGAGTAGTTGGACCGTTTATGAAATAGTATATGAAGTTCCAAGCAATTATAACACTTTTATAGTGTATTCACTGCCTAACAACAACAAAATATTCTACAACTGTCCTAAACCATATGCGTTGCAAAATCTAAGTGTTAGTTCGTCTTACATATCTATATTTGCATTTGTACCTAACACAGTAACTCCTGGGGCTGCCGACATACCAAAAGCCTATATTTTTGTAGCAGATCCAGTACCAACAGCCTTGTCTACCAAAACTGGGCATGGTGTAAAAGTTTTAAAGCAAACTGGCGAAATTACTTTTGACTCTGGCTTTAGACACTTTCAGCCAGTTGCAATAGCACAGATGTATGTTCCAGATCCTGACTCTTATGTATATACGCAAAGTTATATAGTGCCACAACAACAGAGCACTATACCAGGAAATTTAGCAAACCCAGTATTTTTAGTACCAGGAATAGAGTTTTTAAAAGTAGGCGGAATAGATTGGGAAGTAGGGACAAATACTGCTTTGGTTAATACTGTGGTATATGGAAGGTCTGGAAATACTTTCTATTTGTCAGTACCTAGAAGCAGAACTCAAACTGTTCCGTCTTACGCACCAGCAGGATACTATAACCAAGCACTCGTAGGGTTTAACAACTATCTTGTTTTAGATGGAAACCTATTAGATCAGGGAAATAGTACTCCAGAGATACAGCCGTCTTACGTATTGTCCAAAAATAAATCTGGTATTGCAGAAGGCGATACTGGCGTAGTCATAACTCTTAATACTACTGCAGTACCTAATGGGACTATTGTTCCTTATACAATCACAGGTATTAGTGCTAGTGATTTGGTAGTGGCCGACCTAACAAGAGAATTTATTGTTAATAATAATACTTCTAATGTCTATATTGCAGCGGCATCAGACAGTTTTGCAGAAAACATAGAAACAGCAACATTATCGCTAGATAATGGTAAAGCGTCAATTAGTTTTACAATTTCAAATTCTATAAGTTATTCACTATCCAGCTATATGACTCCTGAAGAAGGCCAGTCTATTGCAGTTATGCTAACCACCGGTGGTTTAGCTGATGGTAGCACTGTACCTTATACAATAACAGGAATTACTGCCAATGATTTAACAGTAGGAAGTATAAATGGTAGTTTTACAATTTCTAGTAATGCATCTACTTTAGAGTTTAGGTTTGCTAAAGATATACCGTATGAAGAAGAAACAATGCGTATTTCTGTTAATAATGGGCTCACGTACTTAGATATACCTATTACTAACGTTCCATATGGCAATGAAGTTTTATCGATTAGCCCCGCAAGCGTTAGTGCAAATCAAATAGCAAATGTAACCATTACCGGAGGTCAGGCTAATACTGGTTTTGAGTTTATAACATTAAATCAAGGTATAGACCCTGTCTATGCCTGGAACAATCGTTGGCTACCTGAATATGCTTCACAGGTAGGTAGTGCTTATTTTGATGAAAATGGCGAATACTATAATAGCCCACTTGGTAGTGCTTTTGGTATAGGGAATAAAACTCTGTGGATTTTTACTACTGCAACCAAAAACTTTCGCTCAGCAAATATAACTGTAACACCAGAGCTTACTTTTTCTATTACAGGTAGTGATGGGACTAAAGGCCCTGTAACACTTAATGAAGGTCAGACAGGTTATTTTAAGGTAACTACTACTAATGTTCCTAACGGGACCGTTGTATACCCTAAAGTGGTAAGTCCTTATACAATTACATCAGCTGATATTATTAACAGCGCCGAAAGCGGTTTAACTATTAATAATAACGTTGGTAACTTTACTATACAAATGGTAGCGGACAATACAACTGAATCAGACCCTGATTTTAATCCTAGCGGACAGGAGTTTTTTACCTTAGTGGTAGACTATCCAAACGGTACTCGTAAAGATACTTACGGAACAGTGTATATTAATGATACTTCTTTAACCCCACCAAGTTATAATCTATCACGGAGTGCTGCAAGTGTTAATGAGGGTAGCGCAGTTACTTTTACATTTACAACTAATCAAACTGGTGTTCGTTACTGGACGCTCACTGGCATGGATTTTGCAGATATTTGGTATGTTAATTATTGGGTAGACTCTGGAGAGGGTGCTTACTGGGAATATCAAGGGCAAATCAATTCAGGAACTATTTATCCAGGAGGCCAGGTTCAGATATACTTTACCGCAGATCAAATGACTGAAGGTGCACAAACAGCTTACTTTAGTGTTCGTGATGGAGGTATTACGGGATTCCCACTAGTATCAAGTTCTGTTGTTATTAATGATACAAGCGTTTATCCTGCAGCAGGAACTCCTAGTGGTAACCCTTACTGCATTGGATTTGACAAGTATCAAGCATATCACAATGGTAGTGGCGGTACTTATAGCACGTTAATTGAAACCAATAGTGCTTTCTGCGGATTTACAATATACAACGAATCATTGACTATTACCAGTGATGCTAATGGCAATTACATAGTTCCGCTGAATGGATACATGACTATTGTTATTAGTGGCGGTGCACCTAATACTGTATTTAACTACGCTATTACTAATAACAGCGACCCTCAACCAACAAGTTTTCCAGGAAGCGCTACATTAGATGAAAATGGCTATTGGTCTAACTATATTACCGGTGCAACTGCTCAAGGCGGTCAAACGATTGGTGATAAGCGTTTATGGGTTAAGTTTGCTTATAATCAACACGTTAGGTCTGCAAGGTTCCAGGTAGTTTACGATTCAGGCACACTTAGTGGTGGTCAGTATTGTGTTGGATATACACTAACACAAAACTACAACGATGGAGCTGGCGGAACGTATTCTCAGGCAGTACAGTACAACAGTCCAACTTGCGGATATGTGCAGCAGTATTATCCTTATATGTCGGCAGGTTCTTACTCGTACTACAATGTTGACTATGTACATCAACTTTGGTACATTTATGATGCTAAGCCTAATTCTACAGTAAAGTTTACCATTGTAGCGGGCCCAAATTATGTAGGTGCCAATGCATCAATTACTGTTGATGGTAATGGCTATGGAAGCTATGATATTGGTAATGCACCCTATACTGCAGGAACTTACACAATCAATGCAACTTTTCCTGGAAATGATGCTAGCTATCCCACTAACTATCGTACTCTAGTATTTTCCTGGATAGTATATGCTGGTAGTGGAGGCGGTGGAGGAGGCTATTAAAGCCAAAAATTCGTAGCCAAAATACCCTGCTCATTATATGGGCAGGGTATTTTTTTGCATTGACAAGTTACCGCCCTTGTGGTATAATATATCAAATTGTCAGAGTTTGTCAACCTTTTTTCTTGACAAGCTTTTAACTAGATCTAAAAGGCGGACTTCCCGTTTAGACTATAATTAAATATACAACCACTGCTAATAAGGAGATCTGATTATGGTGGAGATTGATAACCACAGCCTCATTCAGACAGTTTCACTAGTTGCGTTAGCAGTTGTTGCTTTCTCAGTTGGAATTCAGAAATTGTTAAAAGACTGGAAAAGTACTCATGCGGAAACTAGCATTATTACTTTAATGCACTCAGAACTAGAGCGTATGAGCCAACAGAATAGCGTACTAGCTACTGAGTTAAACCGCTTGCAACAGGAAATGATTATTTTAAATGCACAACTATCACAGTTGTGCATTGAAAATCAGCAACTGCAAACTGAAGTTGTTGCACTAACTGAAGAAGTTAACAAGTTTCGAGTATCGGCTACTATAGCAGCAGCTAAAAAGGTTAAGGTGGGCTAATGCAACCAGCAAAAATTAACTATAAAATCTATCAAGGCAGCACTTTTCAAGAGACATTTCGTTGGGAATCAGAAACAAAAGTTTATGTACCAATATCTGCTATTGCAAAGTCAGCACCTTGTGTAATTACTACCAGCGAACCACATAATCTACCGGTAGGTTGGAGATTTCGTGTGGTAGGTGCAGGTGGCATGAAAGAAATGAATTCAGTAGGTGAAGATGCTTACTACTTATCAACACTGAGCCCCACTGCCACCACAGTAGAAATTAATCAGGTAAACAGTCTTGCTTATACCAACTATAGTTCTGGGGGAGTTATTGAATTTAACCAACCAGTTCCGCTAACAGGTTTAGCTGCTCGTATGCAGATTCGTGAAACAGTGGATAGCCCTACTATTATTCACGAAGCAACAACACAAAACAATCAAATTGTGTTAGACAACACAACCAAAACAATTCAGATTACTCTGTTAGCAAATGTTACGCAAAACTTTACGTTTTCAACAGCTGTGTATAGTTTAGAACTATACAATGGCAACAACGTAATCCCGTTCATTAATGGTAATATAACCCTAGTGCAGGAGGTTACACGATGAGTGTTGAAGTTGTAGTAACCCAAAGCGGTGATACTAGTGTTGTACAAGAACAAATTATTAATCGCGTCGTAACAGACGATAAACCTGCAAGAATTATTACTAGTGGCATGATGCCACCACCTGCAGTTAATTCAATTATGGCATCTGGCGATGTTGATTTAACTGCCTTGCAAGACGGAGGGGTGTTGGTTTACAACACGGTAACTAATATGTGGACAGCTACTAATTTGTTTGAAAAACAAATTTTTGAAGCTGGACAGTACTAAAGGATAGAATATGGCTTCAATTTTACGAATTAAGCGAAGTGAAACGTCAGGTAATCCTGGGGTATTAGCAGCAGGTGAGTTAGCCTATTCTGGCTTAACAGATAATGGCTCAAATGGTGGTGATCGACTTTATATCGGCCTTGGAACCGAAACTGCAGGAAACGCAGTAAATCACATTATTATCGGTGGTAAGCGTTATACTGACATGGTTGATGCTGCTACTAACTTAAATAATTTAGGCACTTTAGTAAAACGCGATTCAAATGGTGATTTTACTGCCCGTCGTATTACAGCAGACTTAATTGGAAATGCTGATACAACTACAAAATGGTTAAATCCACGTAACTTGTCATTAACAGGCGATGGTACTGCTACACTAACAGCAGTAGACGGTTCCGCAAATGTTTCAGCAGCACTTACTTTAGCAAACACTGGAGTTACTGCTGGCGAGTACGGTAGCGCTACAGCGATCCCTACTTTTACAGTTGACACAAAAGGCCGATTAACTGCCGCAGGAACTGTAGCAGTTGCAACTAACTTATCAATTGCAGGCAATACTGGAACAGATACAGTTAGTTTATTAACAGACACATTAACAATTACAGGCGGAGTTGGAGTTACAACTGCTATTACAGATAATACAGTTACCATCAACTTACCACAAGCTTTAGCACCTACATCAAATGTTACTTTTAATGATGTAACAGTTACTGGTACACTAAACTCAAATGACATTACTGCTACAAATATTCAAATTGCAGGTAATGCCGAAGTAACAGGTAATTTAACAGTATTAGGTACTGTTACTACTGTTAATTCAACAACAGTTTCTGTTGGTGATAAAAATCTTGAGTTAGCCAAAGATGCTACTAGCGCAGCACAAGCTGATGGCGGTGGTATTACAGTAAAAGGCCCAACAGTTGCAGCTACTTTAACATATACAAGTGCTGACGATCGCTGGAATTTAAACAAAGATTTAAATGTTACTAACGTTTACGCTGAATTAGTTGGCAATGCTTCAACAGCAACCAAATGGAAAACAGCACGTAACTTGAGTTTAACAGGGGATGCAACAGCTACTTTAACCGCAGTTGACGGAAGCTCTGCAGTAAGTGCAGCACTTACATTAACAACAGTTAACTCTGATGTAGGCACATATGGTGATGCGATCACTGTGCCAACAATCACAGTTAATGGCAAAGGTCTAGTAACTTCTATTTTCCAGTCAGTTATTCCAACTGCTACAACTTTAGTAAAAGGTTTAGCAAGTTTTGATGCAAACCAGTTTACGCTTACTAACGGATCTGTTTATTTAAGTGTTGTTGATGCTGGTACTTATTAATAAGGGAGCGGTATGACAACATTAACTGGACCAATTACTTCTGCTGTACAATATGATACGCTTGCACCATATAATGGACAAACTGATATAGCAGTAAATGGCGGAAATGGCGATGCAAGAATTAGTGTTGCCAATGGTGTTATAACCGTAACTAATCCTGGTACTAGTTATACAGCAGGCATCGCCACTATAGGTGGCGGTACTAGAATTGTTATTGCGGTTGACGCAAAACTAAAGTTACAAGTTAGACGAAGTAACATAGCAGGTAAAGTTCCTACCGCAGCAGATTTAGAAGACGGTGAATTAGCTTTAAATACTGCTGATGGTATTCTTTATTATAAGAATAGCCAAGGAAATATTTCATCGCTATCTAGTGGTGGAGGCGGTAGTTCAGCACTAACTGAACAAATAGCAACAGAAAAAGCTATTATTATGGCAATTGCATTGGGGTAACATATGGCAACAGTATTTGTAAACGCAATATCACGTGCCGTTGGAACTACCGAAGTAATTAGTTTTACAGCACCAGAAAAATGTATTGTAATCGGTGGTAGTATATCAAATTTAAAGAGTACTACTATTCCTTTTACATTAAAAATTCGTAGGGGATCGGAAGATACCTACATTCACAAAGATAAAAGAATAGATGCAGGCGATCCATACGAGTTATCAAAAGGTAATAAGTTAGTTCTTGCCGCTGGAGATAAGTTAATTATCTCAGCTAAAGTAGATTCTAGCATTGATGCGGTCTTCTCAATATTACAAGGAGTCTCATAATGGGTGGTTTTTACGAAGGCACAGATTTGGCCGATAAAGTGTTGTACGGGTTTCGTCTAGACCCAGACACAGGCAATCTAAACATAGAAATTTTGGACGGGGACACTCCAGTCTCGTTGCCTCAAGAAGGCGTAATTGATAAGTATGACTACAAACAATGGGTTTGGTCAAAAGATACTATTCAGTTTGAGTGGGGTAACAAAGGACACTTACTTATGAGGCTAATATAATATGAGTCAACTTATTGATCTTGGAAAATTACGCTTCCACTTCGCTGGTCAGTGGAGCAATGCCACTACATACGAATCTAATGATATCGTTAAGTACGGTGGTAACGTATATGTGTATACATACGCATTAAAAACATCAGGAATCTTACCTACTGATACGGCTTATTGGGCCTTGATGGTAGAAGGTTTCAACTTCTTGGGTTCTTTTAGCACAACCGGCAACTACAAGGTTGGTGACGGTGTTGCACACGGTGGCGTTGTGTATGTTGCTATCAAAGACTCTATTAACATTACTCCTCCTAACGCAGTTTACTGGTCACGTTTCTTGGATGGTATTCAGTACGAAGGTACTTACTCTCCAACAACTTCTTATCAGAAAAACGACGTTGTTAAGTACGGTGGTTCTATCTATGTTGCAAAACAAGACGGCACAAACAACTTACCAACAGTTACTGCATACTGGGACAAGTTCGTTGAAGGCGTTAGCCCTCGCAGCGTTTACAACGAAGCTACAGCTTATGTACCAAATGACTTAGTTGCCTATGGCGCTAACATTTATCGTGCTAAAGTAGAAACTACTGGCAACGCTCCAAGCAATACAACTTACTGGGAATTGTACGTTGGCGGTATTAAGTTTACTGGCAACTACAGCGCTGTAACAGAATATTATGTAAACGATATCGTTGTTTATGGTAACAACATTTATCGTTCAAAGTTAACACAATCCAACACACTGCCTACAGTTGCAGCTAACTGGGAATTGTTAACTGCTGGTAACAGCTATAAAGGCACTTACGTAAATGCTACTGGATACTTCCAGGGCGATATTGTTAGCTACGGCGGCAATGTTTATATTGCGTTAGGTGTGACAACAGGTAACTTACCTACTGATGCTACTAAGTGGCAAGTATATAGTTCAGGCTTCTCTTACCAAGGCGTATGGTCTAGTGGTACCGAATATAAAATCAACGAAATCGTTGGTTACGGTGGTTCATTATATCGTTCTAAAGCCGACAACCAAAACGTTAACCCAACAGTTACAGCTACTTGGGACAAGGTTGTTGCAGGATTTAAGCTGCGCGGTACATGGGCAACTGCTACACAGTACGCAACTGATGAAGTTG